GGAATTTGTACTGTACCGACTTCACCTTGTTGCCGATGACCGTCCCTTTCAGGTCGGTCTGGTCAGAGCGGGTCTTCAGTAGGAAGTTGTCGACATCGGCGTCTCCACCCAGAATCTTGAGCGTCACAGTATTCTGTGACATCGAGGGGGTAGATTCAGTCCAAGTATCGCCAACACTGTAGAACGCTGCTCCAGAGTCGGTAACGATGGTGTCGTAGGTCAGTGAGTTGCCCAGAATTGTGCTAAATGGCAGCAACTCCAGGACACGGCTGTCCTTCACCAGACGGTCTATGATGGCTGCTTGAAGATGAGTGGTCGAGTATTTGTTTCCTTCCGTTAAGGTAAGGGCCAATTTTTTTACCGTCCTAATTATTTATCTGTCAAATCTTGCCCTCCGCCGCTAAACCTAGTCGCTGGGTCAGGCTCAACTTAGAGATGTCAATCCCCTTCATATCGCCTAGCCCTTTGTCAGGCTCTTCAGGTTTTTGGGCAAGAACCCTGAGCTTCTCGACTTGAAGCTTCAAGGCTTTGTTTTCCATTGCCTCCATAGTTTCAGCCTTCAAGAGTTCATCGACAGCTTCATCACCTAGCTCGTAGCTTTTGGCAAGGTCATGGGCAGTTTTCACTTTGCCTGCCTCGTTCAAGATGGCTTCCTTATCACTAAGAGCTGCCTCTCTTCGGGCAAGTTCTAAGACAACCTTCTTGGTTGCCCGCTCACGTTCCGCCATCTGCTTGGCTAGGTCTACGTTGCCGCCGTCCTTCTCGATGGTTGCTATCCAACCGTCAAGCTCCCGCTCATCATATTGGGTTTGAAGGTTGTCGAGTCGTTGCTGGATAGTCTTGTAATCATCTCGCATCTTCTTGACGGTGCCTTCGTGCCCACCGACTGCGGTCGCTATCCGCTCATCTAGCTCCTTCTGGCTGTAGGCTTTGGGGGTTTTGGCCTCCTCCCCACCAGCTTCACCTTTCTGCGCCTCGGGTGCGGGTAGGGTCGCTTCCTTCTCTGTTGCCTTGCCAAGTCGCACGTTGCCGCGTTCATCGGCTCCAGCAAAGTCTATTGGAAGTTTGCCGCCCTGCTCCTCTGAGGTTGGGGTCTGGGTCTGCTTTGCCACCTGCTTCCTCCTCTATTTATATTTATACTCGAGAGTAATGAGTATCGTGCTACAAAATTCTGCCAACTTGCGTTCAAGTTCCTTTACTTGGTCATTCTTGTCCGCATAAGGCAAATCAGAGTTTTTAATTGTTTGAATCTGCTCTTCTACTTTGTCAACTATTCGGGCAGCCTCACGGTAGTCGGCAAGCATCCTTGACACAACTGTTTCTTGCTTGGCATCATAAACGAAGCCTGCGTCCTTGTTTTCAGTAGCAAACTTCTTCAAAGCTGCTGATTTGCCTTGTTCAAGCAAATCCCGTGCTTGCCGCTGCTTTGCTTCGTAGTAGCCAACCAAGGTGCGGACTTCCCCGGCAGTTGACATGGATGAGTCATAGCTCGTTACACCACCCCCAAAGAACTCTACACTAGCCAATCCTAGAGCAGCAGGGTCAAGTCCCTCCTCTTGGATAGTTTGGTAGATGCTCTGGGGGGCCATCGGGACAAACGCATCAATACTCTGCTCAATTAAGGCTTGTTTGTCCCCTGTCTGCCACCAGAAGGGGTCGCCACTGTAGGTTGTCCCTGTCGCATAATCATAGAGTTGCCCAACAATAGGGCTAAATTTCTGCCGTATTGTTTGTAGTAGCTCATCAGAAGAACGTCGTGGAATTGGTCTGCCACTTACACTCAGCTTTTCGCCAGCAGCCATCCGCCAAAACATGCGAATATAAGGATTAAAGCCTGCTGACAAATCTAATCGCGTGTTCCCAACTCGCATCTTGCCCGCATCTGTCGAGCGGTAATCAGTTTCTACCGTTACATCGGGGTGTAAAGCTACAAGCCCAAGAACTGTTGTAGCAGTTCCTACAAATATGCTCAAGTCTTTAAGAGCCATTCTGCGGACAGCGGGGGATTTGCTACCGAGGCTCAGGGGCAGAAGTAGCCGCGAAGTTTGTAGTCGTGGGGAGAAGAACAGGAAATTGCCAAGCCCCCCATAGGGTGTAGCTACTGCTCGTCGCCCATATTCACCAAACCAAAGTTCGCCACGTCCTGTGGCACGATTGATAAAACGGGCAAGTTCCTGCTCATCAAGATGAGTTATTGCCTTACCTGACCGCTCCCAGCCAGAAACGATTGAGTCAAATACATCTACTCGTAGCTTGTTAAGATAGGTAGTATAGGCTCGTTCTGACATCTTGATGCCTGGGATACGCCGTGCGAGATTAGATATGAAGGCTTCTTCACGGGCAGCTATTGGGCTACCTACATCATGCAGGAAAAGCCCAGCACTTATCCGTCTTTCGGCTGCTGCCTTCCATATAGGGTCTAAGTCTGCGCCCTTCCCAAGTAACAGGTCATTTAGCACCTTGGCGTTAGTTTCGCTTGTCAGTGCTTTTAGTTGCCACTTGAACGCTTCATAAGAAGCCTTTGGGTGGCCAGGCAAAAGCACGAGTCCCTGCCGCAAAGGCGCTGACAAGTCAAATGAAGCAAGAAATGCTCGTGGCAGATTAAGTACATCAAAAGTTGCGTCCATGAGTTTCTGGGAAAGTGGGCGATTGCTCATAATCGCTTTGATGATACCATCTCCAAACACTTCCTGCATCCGTAATAGTTCGGCGGGTTCGGGCAAGATGTTCTTGTAGAGCATATCATCAAGGGTCTCAAACATTCGGGCTTCATTAAAAGGCAACAAGTTTGCCTTCAACACATGAGCCTTTAGTGCTTCAATTTCGGGGTCGGTTAGATGCCTGGCTAGAGTATCACCTGTGAACTCTTCCATCTTGCCAGTAAGTTGTGCCTTACTAGCCGCTTGGATTTCACTAGGCTTCATCCCTTCAGCTAACCCCTTAGTGCGTGCTGCTGCATATCGGGCTACTTTGGGCTTGAGGGCTTGCTTGTAGGCTTCTTCAGCTTGTATGCGAAACGGTTTGACATCCTCAATAATAAGGCGCTCTAGCTTCACTATTGCAGGGTCATCTCCTGCGTAAATACGGGACAACGGCTTCTGTACTTTTTTGGGTAGGCTACTCCAGATTTGCCCTACTATGTCTCGTCCTAACCCTGCGCGGTTCACGAAGGTTAGCTGGTCTCGGGGCTTCATCCCCGACCAGAGGTCGGCGGTTAGTTTGGGGCGCTCTACAATAGCCTTAGATACTTTTTCTGCTCCAGCTATAGTTGGAAATACTATCCTTTTTTCAAATGTTTGGCTAGCCTCGTTAAAAGTGTACCCGGCTGCTTCATACATAGCCTTAGCTTGTTTCCTACTGATAATCCTGACCTTGGACGCTCCATGATTAGTAGCAAAACTTTCAATAGCGTCCATTGTTTCCCTCAACAGGGTTTTGTTCAAAGTACCAGGAACATCAACCTTAATCTGGTGTACAACAATCTCATAAGGTTCGGGTAATTCTATCTCGACAGAGCCTATCTTCCTCCCGTCCTTGAGTATAGGCATCACAGTAGGTTCTCGTATAAAGTTAGGTTTTTGCACCACGAACTTGGAATCATCTATTACAGCTTCTTTTGCTGCTTGCGTTGCTTTCTCAGCAAAAGCTCCTGGGGTTGGAACTTCTTTTGCTACTTGCGTTGCCTTTTCTGTTGCTTCTACTTGAATCCGAGCCGCCATTTGCTCCATAAGGTCAGCAGATTTTAAGGCTTTGAGCCTCCATGTCTCCCCCCTCTTCAGCATAGTACCAGTAGGAGGGCCAAGAGCTTCTCTATAAGCTAGTTCTTTCGTCCTAGCATAATAGGATTTCTGGATTTCTTCTAAACTGTGCTTATCAATAAAAGCAACAGCTTCTCTTATGCGTCGAGCAGTCTCAAGATGAGTCGCTACACCAGGAGGAAGTTTGGCTTCTTTTACAGTTTTTTCAGTTGCAGCTTTCATACCTGCTTGAGCAGATGCACGGGCAGCTTTTAGGGCGGCTTCAGTGGTTACTGGTTTCCCGCCAACTTTTACCGCTCCATAAGCGGCTTTAAGCAAGTCAGCAGAAGAAATTTGACCCAAATCCTTAGCACCAAACTCTGTTGCCCGTTGAAGGGCGTCTAAGGCAATGCGTTCAGCTTTGTTGGGCAAAACACCAGCAGCTATCTTGGCTTCAGCGGTAGCAGCTCTCCCGCTAACAAGTTCACTCAGACGAGCTAGCCCTGTTGTAGCTGCTTTAGCCCCACCCATCAGATAAGTTGGAGCAAGGATAGCCTCCTCAGCAACAGCTTTGGCTGGCCCTGGGACAACCTTTTCGTATATCTCTCGTCCCTTGCCACCAGCCATGAAAGTCTCTGGACTAAGGGTTGTTTTGCCCATACCTCCTAGCTCTTTTACGAAAGGCTGAGAAATAAGTCCTCCTGTGAACTTTTGGAATTCTCGAAGTCCTCCCATCATCTCAGCAGCAGAAGCACTTAGTGGTGAGGGGCGTGTTTGGAACAACTTTGCCAAGAAAGTCTGCCACCATTTAGGCTCCTCCTCACGTGCTGGAGGCAAACCTAATTGTGGTTCATAAGCCTCAGTAGGTGGCTTTTTGCCCTTTACCTTCTTTAGAAAAGTCTCATATTCTTTGCTGTCTGGCATTAATACCACCTCGTAGGCGGTTTATACTGCCCTGTATAAAGTCCACGGGCCTGCGCTGGAAGTCTCCGCCATGCTTGCAGGAACTTGCCAGTTTTGAGGTATTCTTCCCAAGGGTCAGGAGCTGCACGATTTACTATCAAGTCGCCAGTCGCAAAGCGTGTAGTCCCTTTTGCCATTTCTTCTTGGAGCGCGCCTACCTCAGCCATCGCCCTAGATTTTCCTTCTCCCACCTCACGGAGATACTGCTCGGTTGGGGTCAACTCGCGCTGTTGCGGCAACGAGAAAAAAGGCATCCCGAAAATACCCGAGGTTAAAGACTTTAACTGCGCTTGCGCCTCAGTAGCCTGCCCAACTTTCGCTTGAGCCTGCTCCAGCATTGTTCTCTGCCCAGCAGCTACTATACCACCAATATTTTGGGGTTGCACATTAATTGCTTGCCACCAAGCCTCTCGTGCTCCTGGCATCAACTTTTCAAATTCAGAGTAAACCTCCTCGCCTTGCCCTGCAAAGTATCGTTGAGCGGCATAAGGTAAGCCCTTCAAGGCTTCTTGATAAGCACCAGTAGGAGAAGGTATCTCAGGTGTAATTGGCACAGGTTCGCGAGGGGGAGCTGTTGGAGGAGCCTTTGCTTCAACTGCTTTTCGTGCTTGAAACTCAGCGAGTGCTCTTCGGTTTGCGGCAGTCTCTGCTCCACCCTGCGCGCGCAGGATTTCAAACCAGCCCTGCTCCATTGTTGCTATAGATTGTAACTCATAGGCTTTCCGTTCAAGTTCAGGGAATGTACCCATCCATTTGACCACATCATTGAACATGGGCAGTTTAGTTAGGCTAGCAACACCAGACACACCTTGGCCAATGACCTCAAGCCCTGACTCTATAGCTGTCTGCCCAATAGTAGACAGGTCTGCCTTTTGCTGGGCGATGGCCTGCTGCTCATTTACATAGAGCGTGTCAGCTATCCGTTGGTCTATCTCACGGCTCTGAACACGCATATCAAGCATTTGCTTGACAAGTGCTAGATATTCAGCTTCGGTTAAAGGTTGCGGATTATATTCTCCGTCTGGCATTACATTACCTCAGTTGCAAACAATGGAAGCTGGGCGTTTTGCGCTCCTGGCGGCATCCCGCCCTGTGCTTCGGGCGGAGTCACTGATGAAGGTAGCCCCGTTTTGCGGGCAGGAATACCAGCACCAGGTGTCCCCATTGCTTCTTGTTCTGTTGCAGTTCGTTCAGCAGTTGCTGTACCTTGTGCTGGAGGCATCATTCCTCCCATAAGGCGTTGCACCTCTTTGAGCACATTCATCGCTTTGTCATGGTTGCCGTCGGCTATGTAGGCTATGTAGGCATCCCACAACTTGTTGAGCGGCAGGTTGTCCGCCCATTGCCGTGCAATCTTCTCAGCTTCAAGCATAGCGTCCTCCACTCCTAGAACATCGGTTCTAATTGTTTCGTCAGCAAGTAGTGGGACAATTCCTTCTCGGGCGAGTTGAGCCAGTTGATAGCGCTGGGCGTCATCTTTGGGCAGCACAGGCTCAAGGCTAACTTCAAGTCGCCACTTTCCATCTACATCACTTGGTTTGATAAACATGGGGGTCGGGAAGCCAAATGCTTGGTTCTTACTTGTCCGCCCATAAACTTCCATCGGAGGAAAATGCTTGGCTTTGCTAGTATACTGTTTGAGTAGTTCGGTGCACTCCAACGTGTAAGAGCGCTCAAGACACTCAGCAAATGGGGCAATAAGGGTGGAGAGTGTAGATTGAAGCTGATTGATTGCATATCCCGACAGTCTAAACCCGAGCTCACCCAGAGCCACATGGGACAGGCCCCCCCGCTGTTCATCCCCCGAAATCCAGTTCATAAGGGGAGTTGCATCGGCAGGCATGGTTTGCGTCATGATTGGCTCAAGTTTATCTCCTGTTTGTAGTGGGACAACCGCTGCTTTTTCTACTTGGAAAATATCTTCCTCAAGCGTCTTGTCACCGCTTGCTGACCAGAAACCCATTGGCACTTTTACGCCTCGGCGGACAAGGGTAACAAGGTCGGAGATTGTCTTGTTCATGGCAGGATAAAGGTCACGGTTGCTGGCAAATATCGACTCGCCGATGTGCTTGCGTGTGTACTGGTAGTTCTTCTGCCACACTGGAGGTGTTGCCCCCACGAACATTATGAACACGGGGCAGTAGCCAAGACCATGTTGCGTAAAGCCCTTCTTCACCAGCTTGCCATTGACAATTAACCCGTACTTTTCTCGGTCGTAGAAATCCAAGCACTCAACCTCGGCGGTTCCTGCCTTGATGTCATACTGGTCTCGTGCCTGTTGCCCGCTGATTTGGTACTTGTGGGCAGCCCAAACTACCCCTTTGCTGTCTTGCCCGTAGGCGACGTTGTAAATGTCCCAGATTGCGATTTCGGGAATGGTTTTGCCTTCGTCATTCTTGTACACATAGGGGCGTGTAGCATACCCGCCTCGCACCACTGCATACCACGCCTTTATTGCCCGCAACGACGGCTTCCCGGGAAGGGACGCAAGTATGTCGTGGTTGATATTGAGAGCGCCGTAAAGCAAGCGTTCCACATTGTTAGAGACTTTCCGTTGTTCTTCATTGAGAATAGCTTCATCGGGAACACGGATGAGCAGATGGGACTCTACTAGCATTGAGATGAGCTTATCAGCTAGCACCCGAGGCGAGTTGGTCGTGTAGCTATAGTAGCCCTTGCCCGCATTGTAGGGTTGGAGCCGCCACAGGTCGTAATCCTGTTCCCACCGTGCCTGTAGCTGAAGGAAGGTTGTATCGTTCCGAAAAGAGTCTACAGCTTTAACAATGTCATTAACTTTATCCATTAGCCCTCTTTACTTCTTGGTCATACCCCGTCGAACCACATCCTCTTTGGCACGTAACTGGATTTGAACTCGCGGGTGCATGTCACCAATATAAATGTACTGTCGCTCTTTGCCTGTTGCTGGAGCAGCCAAGAAAAAAGGCTCCCCATCAAATGTGACTACAGCAGGGAGAAGTTCCATAATTTCCTCCCGCCTCATTGTGCGAAGATTCCCTATTGTTATTGTGTTCATGCCTCTCCTCTAATTTACTCTAGCTTCCCACCAAAAATCTAAATTGGATGCCCCTGGGTCAGCACTGACATTGACTGTAAAAGTGCTAGCTCCTGCACTACTTATCCACCATCTACCATAGTCATTTGTCCCTTGCTCAGCAAAAGTAATATTAATTCTTGTCGGCGTAGCAGCAAGTCCATGAGTAACTGCCTTTGTAGTCTGTCCGCTAGCGATGGAATCAGTGCCTGAGTTCTCGGTGATGTACCCCTCAATCATTCGGTACTTGATATTTGTTCCAGTAGGAGTTCCTGTGATTGTCCCGCCTGTATTGCCACTGAAGTCTGTGTAAGCCACATAAACATCGCCTATTGTTTTGCCCCCGCTTTCAACATATCTCAAGGCATGGCCACCCAACCCAGTATAAGAACCTCCAATAACTCTTAGCCCAGTAAAATTGACAGTGGCAGCATCTATCCTGATAGCATCGGTTACACTTGAACTATTGGCATGGCAGTTTATTATACTAATATCACCAGCAATATCATAAGCACGGACAAACCATGCGCCAGATAAACAGATGCAATCAGATATTCTTGTTCTGGTGGCACTATTTTGCAACAGGACTGCATAAGTATCCGCATCCCACTTGAATGTTATCCCAGAGAATACCCAATCTGGGGCATTACACTGTATCCCAGCCCCAGGAGTTCCTGTGTAGCCTGCATGTTCAACCCTACCCCCAACCCATACGCCTGATGTAGTTGCTGCATTTATAATTACCCCATTGTTACCTGATGAAGCACCAAGGGTAACTGTAACCCCAAGAAGCATCCCATCAACTACTCGCCAGTCTATTGCCTCTCCATTGTTGGTAGTTTGCTCAAAGTGTGTGCCGATGACCTTGACTCTATTGCCTCCATTGAAGTACGAGATTTCACCACTATCATAAGCATGAGTGTCTTTATATACGCCTCCCCAAATAACTACATCATCAGCAGAGCTAGTGTAAAGGTCAACCCCATTACTAATACTTCGGCAGTTGATAACATGGGTTCGGTCTGAATAGACTGCAATAGCCGAGGACTTTACATTGATGATATAGACATTCTCAAGAGTGCAATCCACCGCATAGTTCCCACCTCTCCCTACCTCAATCCCATCAGATGTGCCTGTAAGACCTGTATCCCCTGTGAATTTTATATTCTTGAGGTGACAGCGATAAGATATGCTCCCGTTTGCCCCTATTGTAAGAAAGCGGGCGAATGTACCAGAGGTGGGAGCAATAATGTTCGTAGCAGACCCCTGCCCTTCTACTGTTACATCTGACTTGCCGTATAAGGTAATAGGAGATGCAACATTATAGGAACCTTCTGTTAAAACAACCCTGCCACCTCCAGAAGGCAAAGCATCAATCGCTGCCTGTATCTCTACATCATCGGCTGTGCCATCGCAGACAGCGATGCGGTGTCCTAGTTTGTGGGAAAGCTCTGATGCTTCGTTCTTGACACGCCCGTCAACATCTGAAGCTACAACTATAGCTGTTGCTGTAGAAAGAAATCCATCATAGCTCAAAAGAATTTCACCTTTGCCCTTCGCTGAGTGCTAGAATAACCAAACATATTCACCAATCCATAAGTCAGAGCTTTGCAATTACCTGCCCACATTACTTTTCCGTTCCGTCTAACAGCTATAATTCCATTTGGTACAGTTACACAATAGACATTGCCTTCATACTTTTCTGAGGAGACTTGTGTTTTCTTTAAGCTGGTAATTTGCTGCTTGTCTTGTCCCCCCCGCTTAAAAAAAGATATATGGAACATTCCATGATTATTTGGGTAAGTGCGGTATTTGCTATAGTCATGAACGTTGCTAGCTAGTCCTACTTTGAAGGCAGCCTCTTGAAAATCCCCCAATAGTGCCTTGTTACAAGATGCTCCATATTCATAACCCTTCTTGTCTTTTGCTCCATCTCCAACCAAGTATCCTTCTATCAAGGCTTGAAGAACAGCAGGAGTGCTATTTAGTAACTCTCTGGGTATTCGTTTTTCCCAAGATACTCCTTGAGAAGCAAAATACTTGTAAAAGCCTTTACAAGAAATAGTGTATCGTGTAACATCGTTCTTGTTAGTATGTGTAATTACATGAAGCCCAAGAGCACTTACTATCTCAGAAACTTCCGCCTTTCTATTCTTTTGGTCTATATGAACAACATATCTATTCTTATGATTAGGTTTTCCTTTAGACCCTTCTGCCAACCAAAGACCATAGTAACGAGCAAAATCAATAGCTTTTATAAGTACTGCTCCATGTTGTCGTGAGGTCACAACAACATCAGTATCTTGTCCTACCCACTTTCCTGTTCTACCCAACCAACTACTATAAGGAAGGGAATCAGCAGAAACTAGATTAAATTGCGGCTCCTTCCTTTTAGACTTCTTGTATTGTTTGTATGCTGAAACTGAATACTGGTTCGCTACAAACAAATTATGGTTGGGAGTAACACAAAAGTCAAAGTTTCCACCCCTTCCTACCAACATCTCGCCTTGATATGGTAAGTTTAACCAATCTGTTGGAAGTTGATATTCAATGAACCCTTGGGGATTCCTAGTAGCAACTTTTTGCTCTTTAGGTAAATCCAAGAAATGCACCCAACCATTCTCTGTTAGAATTTCAGTTTCAGAATCAAAACATGCATGATTATTACGGTCAGCGGGAACATCCCCGACCACATTGCCATCTTTGCCAATTTGCCAGCTATACACAGCTGTCTGCCCTGTAAGCGGGTTGATACAGCCGCCAAGTTCCGAAATCAAGCCTTTGCACTTGGCATTAATATGCAGCAGAGGCTTGTTGGTAATCGGATTGATAAGCAGGAAGGTTTTCATCCGTTCAACCCCATCTCTGATATTGATTCGCTGGCTTTGCAGGTGAACCCCCGCCTCTCGATTCCATACCTCTGCGGGAGCGGGCATAGCTTGATGTTGAGTGCCTGCTACATCAATTGCTCCACCAACTACACGGTTCCACCAAGGTCGTTGTTTCGCAACCTTTATGATGTCGCTTGTAACCAAGTTGCGCTCGTAAATCTCGTCAATAACCCATACATGGTCGCCACGCACTTGAATTGCTTCGACGACATGGGCTGTAGCATAACCTGGGTCAACCCACAGATACACAAGCCCCTTGGGGTCAAACTCGTAGTCGGCCCCGATACCTGTATGGTACATGGAACTGAACTCGTCGAAGACACGTCCTGAAGGTGGACAAGGCACGCCGCCGTAACGCTCAAGAAACCACTCTTTTGAACACGACCGCTCAAGGGAAAGAATCTCGGGGTCGTCACGCCCACCTGGGTAAATGGCAAGATTACTCCATGTGGGCAGACTAAATGCTGCCCCGTCCTCATCGTTGGGGACTTGCCAACGATTATAAAGTTCAGGATACCAGCCGAGACTAGACTCGAATGTGCCTGACAAGAGCATCCAGCCACGCTTCTCAGCAATACGACCACGGAGTCGCAAGTAGGTCTCATAATCAATCTGGCTTGCCTCACAAACCACGATACCATCTGGGGCTTCCATTGCTATCTTGCGTGGGTCTTTTGCCGATTTGGTGTTTACGCGGGCAACAAGAGCACCCTCAGAGTAAACGACAAGTTCGCCAGGGTCAACCTGCTTAGTTGCCTCGTAAAGTATGCCTAGCTTGTCAAAATGTTCTTGAATATATTGGAACTCAGCTTTGGTGCGCTCGTAATCGGCGGCAACTAGCCAAAGCAG